TTGGCTATAAACCTCGTCTTGTTTTCTACTTACCGACGTAGGCCACCATACTTGCATTTTAATTGTGTTAAGTAGGTAGCTTTTTACCGTGTTTTGGTCGGCTTCGTGGTCGTCCATGCTAGCAACGTGCAAATATGCGTTGTTTATTATGGTGTCAGCCTTGACCATTATAAGATCTAGCTTTTTATGGTGGCGTAAACGCGTCAACATGTGGTTAGTATATGCCCTAACCTCGTCGTAATTCGCGGTTATATACGCGTCAAGAATTTTTTTGATACCAGACAAGGAACTCATTATAATAGTTCACGCGATCCGAAGCGGCGCACAAACATCGGTTGTCATTTTGGCCCGTTACGGCGTTCTTTATCTTTTGCAGCTTTTTAAGGTGCATTTTACTTAGCCGTGTTGGCGTAAGTTGTTCGAGCAATTTGCTAGCCTCTAGTTGTTGAGCCTCTGTAAGCATAGGTCTAAAGCATGAGCGGTTAAACTTATAAGCGTAGCCGTTAAAAAGTCACCAGTTAAAGCCCAACTAGTCCAAAAGCCTACGCACTTAGGACACCCGAAAGCGGCGTGTATAGCTATTGTAAGATTGTTAATTGGTATACGGCTAAAGATAGCGTCTAAAAGTAGCTGTAATGGCTCAAAATTGACAAGCCACCACGCTAGCGAAACATATATTAGTATTTCCATAAGCCAAAAGTATACGTTTTTATATTCGTGTTTCAATTATTTTTCAACAAAAAAGCCCCAATTAAGGGGCCTCTAGTAGTAGTTAAGCGTTTAAAGTTGGTGTCTTATTATGTACTCGTCTAGCTTTACCGCCGTACTTAACGAAACGTCTTTACCATCTAGGAAATTTTGAATTTGGAAAGGGTGAAACTTACCCGTTTTTTCTTTGATTTCCTCGGCTATTTGGTTACGTGTTTTCGACTTTAAAACCTCGCGCATCTTATTACGCAATTCTATGTCGTTAATGTTCATAACTTTTTAAAATGGTAAGTCGTCGTTAAGTGTTACGGGTGGGTTTGTAGGTTCTTGGGCTACGTATGGTTCGCTAAATGATGCCGAAAAGAACTTTTCACCAGTCTTTGTGTCCTTTACCCAAAGTGCTATTTCCATTTCTTTGCCGTTTACTACGCATTTTCCTTTGTAGTCTGGGTGGCTTTCCGTCTTTTTGTAGGTGTTTTTAAAGATTGCACCCGCGTTGTTCTTTGTTTCCATTATATATTATAGATTAAATTGATTACTAAAATAATTGCAATTACTGTTACCAGTATCATTGTGCCGTATGCCGATAGTTCGCTTCGGTTTTTTTCTTGGCGGGTTGGTTTATATTCTTTTTGTTTCATTGTTCTTGTTGTTTAAGCTTATAAGTTTAAATTTTCAACTGTTTTGTAAGCTTATAGGTTTACATTTTAATTTAGCTTATGTGGCAATTTTTACCCCTTATCCTTGTTTGTTTTGTTTCGTGTTTATAGCCTCTCGGTAACCATTGCTAAACGCTTCGACCTCTAGTAGCGCTATGTCTTTTTTAATGCGCTCTAGGTACAATGTGGCGTCCATTAGTTCTTCTTGTAAGTGGGTTAGCCATTGATCTAGTGTTAAGTCGTTTCGTGTTAGCGGCGTTCCGTATTTTTTTAGGCCCGTGTTTGAGCGTTCGACGTACTTTGCAAGCACGCTTTTTACTATCTGATCTTCTACTTCTTGTTTCATAGGAAATTATATAAGGTGTTAAAATACTCGCGGCATAGTTCTACGCGTTCTTTTATTTCGTTTACTACTTGTTCGTCTTTTTCTACTTTAAAGACCTTTACACGGCGATTGTCGGGTATGTGGTCAAACGAATGGCGCTTTAACACTTCGTCGCGTAATTCCTGGCTTTCATCCATAAGTCTAGCGTTCCAATGAGCGCGACGCACCTCGTCTTCAATCATATCCGCGGGTGTGTTGACTAGGCAGTAAACTAACAAAGCTTCGGTTTTACCCGTAAGTTCCATGTAGCCTTGCAATTGGTAGTAATAATCCTTTGTAGGAATTTCGGTAGCAAAAAATGGAAACGTAGTAGCATCCCAAGAACTTTTGACGTCCAAAAGTATATCGTTCGTGTTTACGTCTGGCGTACCCGTTAAGAACTCGTTTTCAAAGTGTTCGTGGTTCTTATATAAGAAACCTAATTCTAGCGCGTTTGAGGCCATTTCTATGGCTTCGTCTTCTACTAGGTTACCTTTGTCGGTGTAACGGCTTGAAAACGTCTTAATAACGCCGTATTTGGCACTTAGCACTTGTTCTTCTATGTATGTCTTTGCGGTTTGGCTTAATAACTCCCCCTTTGTGCGAGGGGAAGTCATTATTTTACCTATGGCAGAACATCGAATTTTGAAAGTCTTCATAACGCGTTAAGCATATCGGTTTGTCCTTCGGTTAATTCAAAGCTAGCTTCTAGCTTTTCGCGGGTATATTCACCTTTTGCGATAGCTTGCACCGCTGCGCTGAAACGCTTTTGGTCAATAGGCTTTTTCTTTGGTTCGTGTTTTACTTGTTCGCCGCTTGCGTCCGTGTCTTTGTCCGTAACAAGTGTGAGGGCCGCCGAGATGGCATACCTTCGGTAGTAGGTCGCGCCCGAACCAAACGACTGGTAGTCGTTCATTCCTTTAAGGCTTACGCTAGGAATAGCAACCATGCTTTCCATGTTTTCGCCAGACTCTACGTGAAAAATAATTGTACAAATGTAGTTTTCGCCGTCTTTAGTGTGTAGGTTTTGGGTAAATCCTAGCCCGTGTTTTGCTAGTAGCGGGTTAATTACTTTAAAAATTGCGGGTAAGTCCGAATAAGAATAGCCAAACCCTTGCGTACCTTTGTGGATTACTGGTACTTCTTGCTGAAAAGCCGCAAGCGCTTTGAATAAATGTTTCATAACTTGTTGTTTTTAAGTGTTAACTATATGCAAATATATAAAGATATTTCGATATACAAACTTTTTAAGTAAATTTTTTTATATTTTTTATTCTGGTGGTGTACGTGTCGCTTTTGAATACCCAGCTACCCCAGTCTATTTCGCCTTTTTTCTTTAGTTGAGCTATTTTATAAAATTCGTCTTTTGCTAGGTAGCCTATAATATATCCGTATTTCATGCTTTTAGAAACGCTACACCATAAATAGAAGTCTGTTTTTTGTCTAGTGTTACTTGCGTCTATATTGGCGTTGAAGTCGTTTGTAGGTTCTTTATCGGTTTGTATGGTCTTAACGTCTATTTTTTTTCCGTTTATTTCTAGGTCGTTGTCGTAACTGCCTACGTATTGCACGGGTTTGTTTATTGATCGCAAAAAGTGCATAGCAATAACCTCACCTAGCGCCCCGTATATTTGACTTTCGCCTTGCGTTATTGAATTTGTTAGCGCCTTAAAGTTGTAAAGCTTTTGCGCTTGTAAAATTTGCTCGTCTGTAATTTCTATTTTTATCATGGTATTTGGTTTATTTTTTTCTTGTATATTTTTATTAGTTCTTTAAGTTCTTCGACGTCCCAGCGTTTCTCTAGGTGCGCTCGGCCTTGTAATTCTATTAATTTGGCGGCGCCTATGCGTTGTTCTATGCCTATTTGGTAGTTCAAAAGATTGCCAGACAAAAAAGTGTTGCAGTGTTCGCATTGTAAATGCACGTTGTCTTCGTCAAACCTTACGTTTGAGTGACCGCCTTGGCTATAATAGTGGCCCGCGTTCTTTTTCTTGGGCGGTTGGTTGCATGAAATGCAAGGTTTACCCTCGTCGCGTTTACGTATGTAGGTATTGAATACTTTTTGTGCGTCTTTAAGCCAGTCGGTTGTTGTCTTTAGTTCGGTTGTCCATTTCTTTTTCGTGTTTTTCCATGATGCCGTTTTAACTTCTTCTACAAAAGCCTTAACGCATTCGTCTTTTAGGCAAAATTTATGGTTGAAGCGTATGGGTTCGAACTTGTCTTTGCAATTCTTACAACGTGGCATTATCAAAAGCTTTGTGTTTGTATTTCTATTTCTAGTTCTTTAACCCTTTGTAATAGATCTATGTTTCGGCTAGCGAGAATTGTATTTTCTCTACTTATCGCTACTGCGTGTTCGTGTAGTCTACTAAAAAACGAAATAGCCTCTAGCAATTCTTGTTCGCTTTTTTCTGCGCCTTGTATGTAGTCCTTTGCTTCGGGTCTTGTTTTAAGTATTTGTTCACGTGCGGTCTTTATTCTTTGCTGAATAGCCCAAAGGTTAGCCCGTGTTTTTATTATTTCAAGTCCTAGTTCCATGTTTAAAAAGGTGTTTTTGTTTGGTGTTCTGGTTTGTAATAAGTTCCCCTATTGGCGTAAACTCTATTTCCTTTGTAATCTAACATATAGTATTGGTAGCGATCTACGTCTAGAAACATTTTGTAGATTCCGTTTTTTGACACGCCTTTGGGTTTACTCTTTGCTACTTTCAAATGTACTTCGTTTTTTTCTGCGCCCGTTCCGTCGCTATTTGCTAGTCCGTAAGGAGGTCGCCAAGGAATTAACACGCTTAGACCTTTTCTAAACCATACTTGACCGCCCGCAAAGTCGCGCGCGCTAGGAATAGGGAAATAACTAACGTCTGTTCCAGCTATTGTTTTACTAGTTACCATTGGTTGGTCCCTTACGTGGTTTATAACGCAGTTGTGTCGGCCCGTTTTACGTGCGTTCTTACGAACTTGCCCTAAAATGCGACTTAAATACTTGTCTTCGCGTCCTAGGTCGCTTTGTTGGTATTCTTCGCTTAACTCATTCCACGGGTCTATTGTAGTGGTGTGTATTTTAATCCCCTCTTTGCGTTCGATTTCGTCTACTAGGTCGTAAAATTTGGTTATGGTTAGGTCTTCGTCAATAGGATCAATTACGATGAAATGCTCGTTTACAAACATTTCGGCGCTTACTTGTTCGCCGTTTGTCATTGCGTTCTGGCCTTGCACGTATGGTTTGCCTATGTATTTATAGCAAAGTTCGGCGTATATTTCGGCAGCGCTTCCAGTTTCTGGGCTGAATACCACGTGTCGCCAGCCATGTAAACACGAAAGGTTTATAAGAAATTCAAACCATAGTTCTGTTTTACCGCTTGCGGGTGCTGAGCCTATGTAAGTAGTACAACCCTCTTTGATTGTAAAGGGTAACATATCCCAGTCCCAACCAATGCCTTTTCCTTTTACGTCTTTTTGTAGGCGTATTTCGAACATTTCCGAATTTAAGTTTTGTAGTCTAGTGTACATTTATTCCCAAATTGGTGCTGGTTGTTTGTATATAGGTTTGCTTGCGTCTACTTGTTTTTGATTCCATCGCTTTATTCGTAGTTCTAAATTAAAGCTAGTTTGCTTTTCAAAGCGCATCTTTTTGTCTTTAGGTCCGTGTTCTGTCCAATACTCGTAAAACTGTCTTACCATTTCTTTTCCGTACAATTCTACAAAAGGAACTAGACTAGAAGCAAACATTTGTTTGCGCTCTTTAATACTATCTATTTCTTTATCTTTATCTACTTCTTTAATGCTAGAGCCTGGCTTTAGCGTCGCTTTAGCCTTGCTTAAGCCACCCTTACGACCCGACTCGCTGAGTTTCAAACGTTTAGCGGTTATTTCTTTACGCTCTAAATCTAAAAAAGAAATTACTAAAAAAGTTTTTTTCGTCTTTAAATAATTTTTTTCAATCAATTTTTCAATTAATTCTGAATTTCTTAAGCGCAGCTTTGCCTCCTCTATGGTTAGGCAATTATTCCTATTCCAGTATTCAGCGCATACGCTTATAAAAGCGCCTTGCAACTCAAAACTTTCGTAGCTTATATTTCCCGTGATCCATTCGGTCGCGTTAAATTTAAAGAATGGTAGTTCTTTGCTCATTGTTTAATTTTTAGGCAACAAAAAAGCCTCATAAATCCGCGAGGTCCGACTTTCGCTTCATTATAAGGCTTCAATAATTCCTTTGAGTTTATGGTGTCGGACCAACTCATGTACAAATATAACGTTTATTTTTCTAAAAGGTTGCTTTCCGCTAAAAGTTTTTCGTAAACACCTAGCTTAACACGTCGTCGAATACGTTTGAAGTCGCGAATAGTTCGGGCCTCTATAATGTCCGTTTTTAGGTCGCGTTTTTTAGCCGTGCTTTCTTCTGGGAATATCAATACGCTGCCCTCTAGTTGTTGTTTGAGTTGTATAGTTTCGAACTTGTAGTCTTCGTCGTTATAACCCATTAGGTTTTCATGCGTTTTAAGCCCATGAATTATAGTAGCGTGGTGCTTACCGAATATTTCACCAATTTGCGAAAGGCTAAAGCCGCTAGTTCTAAGTTCGTGGTATAGGAACGCGCGTTTGTAAATCAATCCGCGATCTCTACACTTGTTTGTTAAGTCGTAAGCCGCTATAAGTTCGTGAATAAGTGCTATTTTGTTTTTCATATTTCCGTTATTTTAAACTTACCTAGGTTAAAGTTGTTTGTATATAGTAGTTCCGACTTCATGGCATAGGCCATAGTTTTAGAATAAAAACGCCAGCTTTGAACCGCTTTAGTTCCGACGTAGTAGGTTAGTAAGTATTTCATAGCTTTTCTATTTCGTGTTTTACTTGTTGCCAATATGGTAAATGTACAGATGTTGCAACTGTCATACTACTAATTACCTCATCAACTGCAATCAATGCAAGTTCGTTAGCAACATGACTTATTATATAAACACCATCCATAGGGTATTTCATTTTATCTACTAATTCTTCTGCTTTTTCTTTTGGTGTCATAGCTTATTTATTTTATACGTTTGAGTTCCGTCTTTTAGTTCTTTGTGTATTACCTTTCCTTCTTCTACAAGTTGTCCTAATGCTACAAAAAAAGGCGTTAAATTCCATTGCGGTATACCAGTAAGCATAAAATCATAATCCATTTTTCCTAATATGTCCCAGTCAAAGTCAGAAGGCGTTTTTATTTTACCGTCACTCATATATTCAAGTAAGAATTTTTTAGCTGGTTTTATTAATCTATTTTCATTGCATTTTGTAGGCATAAACTTTTTAACTTTTTTTGGTTGATTTATTTTTTTTAATGGTTGGCAGCTCATATTTCTTGCATTTTAATTTCACAAATTCGGTTATAAAGACCCTCGTTAAAGTTAGTCCAAAATCGGTTTATTTGGTAGCGGTTAAATGGGCCAGTCAGTGGAGAAATGGTATTCGTCGTTGTATTCGGTGACATAGTCGTCTTCGAAGTAGTTGTCTTCGTAAAGCTTAATAAAGCGTTCGTCACATTGGCGGGTTTGTTTAATAGTAAGTGTTTCATTATATGTTTTTTTAGTTATTTTATAATTTGCGTAAGCGTCGTAAATTTCTATTTCGTATTCGGCTAGTATTTCTCCGTTCGTTTTTGTGTCGCCCTCATCCCATAGGGTAACCATTAAGTAAACAAAGTTTTTGCCGTGTGCCTTGTAAACTTCAAAGTCTTTAATTTCTGGTGCTATCATGTTATTTAAATTTGTCATTGTATACATGGTTCATGTACTTGTTATAACTTGTCTTTAATTCGTACGTGTTTTGCTTGTATGTTTGCGGATCTGTTGTCGAGTGGTCTAAACGTGGTGGGGTGTTTGTACTTACCAACCAAAAGAAACCAATAAACAAAACTATTCCTACTAGGATGCTATGCGCTAAATCTTTTTCGTCTTTGTTAAATGCGCGGTATTCGTTAATTAAGTTTTTCATATTGCTGCTATTAAGTGTTTTAACATTTCGTTGTAAAGGGCAAAAGCCAGGCGGGTGTAGGCATGGTCGTAACCTAGCGCGTCGCGTGTAGCTTCGTAAGCGTTCCAGAGGCGGGCTTCTTCTTGAATAATTTGTTGTGTTGTCATGTTGTTAGCGTTTTTGTATATGCAAATATATACACTTAATCGTTATTAACAAAAAAAAGTTGCATTTTTTTAACATTATTTTTTAAATGCTAGTATTTACGGGGGTTACAGACGCAAAATATTTTTAAAAAATTTTTAGGAAAACAAAAAAGCCACCCCGAAAGGTGGCCTAGAACAATTATGAAACGTGTAAAGTTAATTATTACAACGGGAATTTACAACTATCAATGTTTTTGTGCATCTTTTTAATGCCGTCGCGTTCTACTCTACTACTTTCAAATAGCAATATACGGCCGCCCGTTGGCTTAACTGGTGCGCCTCGCTCAACGTGCCAGCCTTTTGATCCGTCGCCGTATTCTTCTTTATACGTACCCGTTAACATCAAATGAATTTCTTTATGTTCGTGTCTGTAACCCGTCTTTGTATTATAATTAATAGTGTCGCGGACGTCGTTACGGGCTGCGTTTTCGTGAATATGTCCCATTGTAAACACGTCGAAGTCTTCGTACATTTCTAAAGCTCTAGTAAGGTTCAAAGCACCTTTAGTAACTACACCACCACCGCCAGAACCATGAAAGTATTTCACTTTAAATGAAGTTTCTATGTTACTTTCCACCAATTGACGAACAATTAACCAACCGCCGTAACCACCCGTAAACACGTTAGCACCATTCTTATAGTTAAGTAAGTCTACAAAGCGTTGCAAAAGGTCTGTTTCTTGGTATTTTATTATAGCGGTTTCGTGGTTTCCGTAACCAATTACCGTAAGTATATGGGCGTAAGGTGACCACCATTCTACGGCGGTTTCCACTATACTATCCAAATACTTTGAGTTGTTATGTTCGGGGCGAATGTCCGACTTATTACCGCGGCGATCGCCTTTGCCTTGCATCAAACAAAAAAAGTCGCCGTTAATCATTACGGGAATGTCGTTTTCTTTACAATAGTCTAAGTCTTTTTTTAGTCTTTGCCAGTCACTTTTTGGGTTGTCCCAATGTATGTCGGAAAGCATAGCTATTTTTATTTGCTTACCTTGTAACTGTATTTCGTGAATGTTCTTTGCGTGTTTTTTTACTATCATAAAGTGTATTTAGAAAACTTAAGCAGCCAATTTGTAAGGAAACCAGCACCGAAACCTATAATAAAAAGCCACAAGTTAGCTTTTGTTTTCTTATTACGTTCGGTTTTCCACTTAACAACCTCAACTTTTTCTAGCATTTTAATAGTGTCGCGTTTTAGTCTGTATTCAATACGTGTTTCAAGTCGCGTTTTAGGCACAAAAGAACGCTTGTAACGCACTATTGTATCTTTTTGGTATACTACCCTTTCCCATGCAATTGAGTCCCTTAAAACGTACGGAATCGAGTCAATAGAATATACCGTAATTGTGTCTTCGATAGTGTCGCAGCGGTAACCTTTTTTCATTGCCTTAGTTACGTGGTAATTTGCCGAGCAACTTGTCACAATTATTGCTAAAATAAGTGACAAAAATATAAGGCTATAAGCTGAAAGTTTTTTCATTTCTGTAAGGTTTTAAGCTGAAATTTCGAAGTGCATCCAGTCGTAGTTCTTGGCCCTACCTAAAGACAAGAACCCGTGTTTTTCGAAAATGTCTAGCATTTGTTTGTATTCGGGTCTGGCAAAGCGTGCCGTTTTACTGGTTTCCTTTAAGGTGTTACGAACGGGGTCTAAATCTATGGCAATACCCCAGGCGTGCTTTGACCAACTAGAACCGCCACGCATTTTGCGAAAGTTGAAACAACCCCCGTAAAGGTCTATACCTAGTTCTACTATACGTTCGTACCCATAGACGGCTAAAAGTTCGTTAAACACGCTTAAAAAGGCCTTAGCTACGTCTTTGTGGCAACGCATCTTTGTTACTTTCGTGTCTGTGTCCCATGCTATGCGCATAGGGTAAGGCAAATTAATAGTAGTTAGGTACGTTCCGCGCTCGTTTGGCGTTCCGTATTTAGCTAGGGCTTGGGCAGTTGTTAGCATAACGTGTTTTTAAAGGCGCAAATGTCCAGTTTTTTGCGCTATAAAGTGGACTTTATTTCAAGTCTTCTAATTGTTCTTTGCTACGTAGGGCAAAAGCTTTGAACTTGTCCCAAACATTGACACCAGTTACCGAAAAGTAGCTTTCGTTAATGCTTTTAACCTCAGTAACTACGCAAAAGAAAGTAAACATTTTTGTTAACACTAGGTCAATAGCAATGAATTGGCCTAGAATGTCGGAAACTACAAATTTTTCGAGTAGGAAAATAAACACAATAGCGCCCGAGTAAAGAAGGCTTTTGCTAATCGTATGGCTTAGGCGTCGCGATCTTATGGAAACCCAGCCGCCCTTTTTAACGCTGCGCCAAATACCAAAACACGTATCTAAAACTATTGAAAGTATAGCTACCAAAACAAGCGGTGTAACGGGTGCTAAAACCGACAACACGGCAAAGGCGAAAATTTGTAGTTTCGTTGTCATTAGAAAACCATTATAGCGTTGTTGTACCCGTTGTCGTTGTAACGTTGCCCACAACGTCCGTAACAAGTTCCTACGCAATCGCACGCGTCAATCATGGGGCGTAAATCTGTGTCGCGGTTCTGTAAGCTAGTGAATAACGGAAACAAATTTTTGTTAGCTAGTAACCATCTAGACAAACGAGCTTCAAAGAAACTGGCTTTTTGTGCGTAATGCTCCATTGAAAAGGCAACCTCGGCACGGCTTACACTATTTGAATAGTCGCCGTTTTGTGTTTGAATACCTTTGTTTTTAAGTTGGTAAGATAGCCCGAAAACAGCATCCTCTGCCGAGCGCCACGCTACCACGGGCTGAATGAAAGTTACTAGGTCTTCTTCGTCGTTGGTTAACGTTTGGTCATTGTACTTTTCTAAAAGGTCGTTGTAAAACACCGAACCCAAAATAGGTTGTACCCTAAGGTCTGACTGCGTTTTAATGTACGGGGTTACGTCTGTAACGTCTACGTTCGCCGTAATTGGCGTGTTCGTCTTTAGGTAGTTTTCGGTTATGAAGTAAATCATTTCTTAAATGTTTGGGCGGGTTCTGGTTGTGCTACGACGTCGCCACCTTCAACGGGTGGTAAGCTTGCAAGCGCTCGAACTTCGTTAGGTGTCATGGTATCTAGGACTTTTGTAGCTACTAACGGCGACATTGCGTTAAGTGCGTCTTGCGTTTTACTAGCGTCGCCCTCAACTTCTACAATTGTTTCGTTAATAATCTGGAAATTCTTAATAGAAAACGCAGCGCTAATTCTTGAAACGTTCAATAGTTCTTGAAATATTTCGGTTACTTGTTCACGCAATGGAATAACAACGTTCTTTTCAAAGATTACGTAGGCTTGTTTAATGTCAGCGCCACCACCCAAAGACCCCGTAGTACGAACGCCCATTAATATAGGGTCAATTGTATGGGCAAAGCAAATTTGTTCTGTGTTTAAAGCGCTAGCCTCTTGAAACAATTTGTCGTTTTGGTTTACTGGTATGCTTTCAATTTTTGGTAGTTGGTCTTGGCTATTGGCAAAAAATGCAACACCTTTACCAGCGTTGGCGGCGCCTTTCATTCTGTCTATTGTGTCACGTAACACCTTCTTTTCTTCTTCGCTTTGTGGGCGTTTAGGGAAAAGCATAGCAAAAGACGGGAAAATAGAGTTCTGAATGTTCGACTTTGCGAAATATGAAAGCTCACCCGAAAGGAAAGCGAAGTTTAAAGCGCTAGAATATTGCGGTAATGAATAGTAGTCTTGTCCAATTGACGGCAATTCGTAGGCCCATAGCTGGCACTTGTCAGCACAAAGCGGGTGAAATGCTTTTATTTCCTCTACGTCAATTCGACTAGACCAATCCTCGCACAAATAGTAGCGGTCTTTTTTATTATTGATCCTTACCTTTTCGGGGCTTACATTTTCGATGCTTTTAACCTTTCCTTTTTCGTCAAAGTACAACTTAAAGTAAACACGGTGGTGCATTACTAGTTGCTTAGTCACGGCTTTAACAGACTTTGAAAGACGCATTTTCTTTTCCCAAGTGTAAAGCGCTAGCTTTTCGTCTGGTGTAAGCTTGTCCGTTTTAATTTCGTAGCCAGCACCGATAGCAGCGTTTACTTTAAAGTCTACAATAGCCCCATGTAAAGGCGACATATAGTAAAGTTGGTTCAAAGTTTCTGGAAAAAGGTTGTCTTGTCCAAATGGCACGTAGCCCGCCACTTGGTAGCGTCCGTTTACATAAGGCAAAGTAAGGTTACCGCCGCCAATTTTACCAAAAGGTGTAGAGAATGACTGGTAGCCCTCTAGCACTTCGGTTTTAGGTTGTTTGAATCTATCGAAAATTCCCATTGTTTAGTCGTATATCGAAGAAACGGCAACGCCAGCAACAACCATGCGGCCTTCTTCTATTAAATTTAAGTCTGTTGTATTCGTGTTTTCATCTACTATTATAGGCGTGTCACTTTCAAACACGCTGTATTTGTATTGGCCTTTGATTAGCGTAACGTCTGTGCCTTCTTCTAACGTGAAAAGGTTGTAACGTACGGGCCAGTTGCTAGTGTCTGTGCCTACCCAATAAATAGGCTCTACGGCGGTGTTATATTCACCCTCAAACACGAACAAATAGTAGGGGTTAACTAACGTCGTTACTTCGCTTAAAGTCAAAGCAAACGTGTTTATTTCCCCTTTGTCTATGTAAATCATAACTATATTAAAGTTCAAAACCTTAACGTTCAAAAACACAAAACCCCCTATAAAGGGGGCTAGTGTATTCCGAATAAAAGGACCTAATTAAACGAGGCCAGCAACGATAGTTGGGTCAACGGCAAAGGCCAATGTTTCGTTCTCCGCAACAAGCGTAACGCTGTATTTAGAACCGTCAGCGCGGACCGTCCCAGAACCTTCGCCGAATGCGCTAACTTGCAAGTATGGAAAATACCAATAATTGCCGTTTGCGTCACCGATTACAGCGTTCAAGTATTGTTGACCAGCTGCAAGAACTTTAATAGCGCGGCTTTTCTCTTGGTCGCGGCGGTGAAACATTAAGTTAATAGTTTGAGTAACGTAAGACGAACCGTTAATTAAGTCGATAGTTCCGTCTTCGGTAAAGCTACCAGTATTACGTTTGAACTCTAAAGCTACGTAAGGGGCAGTTTTTGTAATAGAGGTTACTTCCCAGTTCGTGCCCGTTTCGTCGGTTACGATACCAGTAATGTTGTCTTGTTGGTTAATCAACAAAGTATAAATCCCGCCCGAATTGTTCAAGCAGTCTTTTAGGATTTCTTCTAAAGTAGCACAAGCCATTTTTTCTAGTTTTTTGTAGTTATAAAAAAGGGCGGCGTATTATGGCCGCCCCGTATCATTTTAAATTGTGTCTAACGATTAGTCGAAACAAACGTTGTACATTACAATTTGGTCTGGGTTCGTGTAGTGGAAACCAGCTTTCAAGTTAGCACGTGTACGGATGTACGGCTCAGCAACTGAATCAGAAAGGTTAACCGCTTTCAATGCTTTAGCGTCGCCTTCTGCGTCAAATGCGTAGATAAGGTCTGTCTTAAGTGCAAGAACGATTGTGTTAGCTGGTGCGCCTTCTGCCAAAACAATTTTAATACCTAAGAAAGTAGGTGCTAAAGGTGCAGTAACATAAGTCAAAGTGTTGCCAGATGCAGCAGCAATTTGGTAGTCAACGAATACGTCGCTAGAAACGAACATACGAAGGTCAGCGCGCTTAGATTGTACGGCAGCTGGTGAAGCTTGTAGTACGGCAGTCATTTGCGCAAGAACATTTGAGCTATTGATAGCACCATTGTAAAGGCCGATTACTGCATTGTCAGCACAAAGTTTTTTAACATAACCGTCACACAAAGAAAGAACTTCGTCTTCGCTTTCTGTGTCACCTTGCCAACGGATCAACTCTAAGTCGTTACCGATACGGCCAGCCATTTCATTCCAGTAGTAAGCCATGAATGAAGGAACGCTAAAATCGCCGTTTGAACCTTGCGACATTTGCAAAGCCAAGAAAGACTGCTCGAGGTCGAACTGACAAATTTGGCTCATTGCTGAAAGCGCACAAACGTCAATGTCAACTGCATCTAAGTTGTCCGTAGGGGCAGCAAAGTTACATGTAGAAGGCGCAAGTAAGTTACCAAAAGTAACGTTTGCAAGTTTCGTTGCTGACTTAATACCAGGCAAAGTGCGGTAGTTGTCTGCGATGTCTTCAGTCAAATAAGCTTTTGAATAGAATTCATCTGGGTTAGGACATAACAACGCGTTTGTGTCTACGTCCAAGTCAAATTTAAGATTTCTCATTTTGTTGGTTTTTATTTTGTTTTTATTTGTTTACTTGTTTGATGCGCGAAAGGCTTTGAACTTGTCAAATACGCTTGACATTTTTGTGTCTTTAGCCATTTCGATTTCTTCTTCTTCACGAATTACGCCCATTTCTTCGATTTGGTTTTTCAAGTCTGCAATCATTCCGATTACTGCGTTAACTTGTTCTTCGATGATAGGCATAACAACCGCTTTGATTGCTTCGGCGTCCGTAGCTGGATCAACTGCCATTGCAGTTTCAGTTACTTCTTCTTCGATTACTTCTTCTTCGGTTACGCTTGTGTCTTCCATAGCAACTTCTTCGGTAACTTCTTCTGTTACTTCGGCCATTTCTTCTTCGACAACTGGTACTTCTTTTACTTCTACTACTTGGCCATCTTTAACCACGTAGATTTTGCCTTCTAAAAGGTGTTCTCCGTCTGGGAAATTCATATTATTTTGTTTTAAGTGTTTACTTAATTTCATACCCAGAAAGCCTTCAATAGAAAAACCGACTTGTTCGTTTTTTACTAGCGTGTTGTAATAGTCTACGTCGGTAACTTGAGCCGTTAACATTAACGTGCCTTTAGGAACTTCGATGCCGTAGGTTGTATATGCTTTGTCTTGGGTAGGGTTTTCGACTATCCACGCTTCAAGAATGTAAGCGGGAACGCCTTTGTTTTGGTCATGCTCTAAATTGAAAACGTTGCGGTTTTGCAAGTCACGCATAAACTTTACGTGTATTTGTTCGATTGTTTCCTCGTCAAATGTTACGTAGTATTCTTCTTCGTCGCGTCTGTAAATTTCCATCGGGATCATTGCGGGCGCGGTAACTCTGTATTTTAGTTCGTCGGCAAAGAAATGTTTAGCCACGTTTGAAAATGCTAAACCCTTAACTTTAATAGCGGGGTTTGAAGTGAAAGCAATTTGTTCGATGCCTAAATCTTCGCCGTCGCTATACTCGGGGTCTATTGTAATTTTGTAAACGGGTAAGTCGTTAACCATAACGATATTAAAAAAAGCCTATATTTGTTCAAAAATTATATACTATGGTTACTATTTTAAACAAAGAAATTCCTAACGAATTAAACGAGTTGACTATCCAGCAATTCGAAGACATTACAGAAATTCATGCTAACGAAAAGCTAGACCACGTCGAAAAACACTTAGAGGTTTTTAAGTACATGGGCGCACCAGAAGAAATTGAAGACGTAGACTTCGAAGACTTTAAAGAATACATTCGTCTTTTCAACACGGCAAAAGCCCCCGAAGGCATTTTATTGAAACGCTTTGAAGCGGACGGGTATACATACCAAGCCTACGACGAAGAATGGAAATTGAGCGCTAAAGAAACTAAGCTAATCGAAAAGATTTTAAACAACAAACACAAAGGGTATATTTCCGAGGTGCTAGCGGTATTGTTTAAACGTACCGACTTAGGTAAAAACGAACACTACACCGACGCTCATGTAAAGTTTAAGGCAAAAATTATACGTGAACTACCCGCCGAGGTTGCCGTGCCTTACCTAGTTGCCGTAGCCGAAACAATTAACAAACAAGTTCAAAGCCTTAATGAACCTACCGCATAGTTGGCACGAAGTTAAGCTATACCAGTTTAAGGAACTCCGCGCGCTTAAAGATGCGGGCGGGTTCTTTAACATTCAGCTAGAAACATTGGCTATTTTAGCGGACGTAAGCACGGACGAAATAGAAGAACTAACGCTAGAGGAAATAGCCACGTTATTCAAGTCTGTAAAATGGGTGCTACATGAACCTAAAAAGGGCTTGTCTAACGAACTATTGCTAGACGGGGAAACGTACACCTTACAACCATTCAAGAAACTAACGCTAGACGAGTTTATAGACCTTGAATATTTTCTACAAAACGACTACTTAGTACATATTTCGCATATAGTTTCCGTGTTTTGGCGTCGTACTCGCCTAGATGAGTGGCAAAATGTACAATTTGAACCCTATATATTTAGCCCTTTTGATCGTAACGAACTATTCGACGACGTAGAAATAACAAAAGTCTACGGCATTTTAAATGAATACCTAAAATATAGGGAAAATTTCATGCAAAAGTACACGGCTTTGTTCAATTCAGACGACGAACCAGACGACGAAAAGCTAGACCCTAAAGATTTCGACACCATAGAGGAATATAAAGACGAATTAAAGGCCCAAGAACAAAGCAAAAAAGCCCGCAAGTGGGGCTGGGAAAGTTTGATTTACGACTTATGCGAAGGTGACTTTACAAAAATAAAGGCAGTCGGTGAACTGCCCTTAATACTAGTTTTTAATATGCTTGCAATGCGTAAAGAAATGGGCTTACTTGAAACCCCTAAAGGCTAACGCCGCGTTAAAGTCGCCACCGATTGGTTCGAACGTGTAAATAATGCTTTTCTTGTCGCCCAAAATTCTAGCTACTTGCAGAATAGGGTAACGCTTTGTCATCCATTCCGTGTATTGTGCGTATATTTCTGCGGTTATTCCCTCGGCGTTTAGGCGTTGGGTAAGCTTTGCGCAAAGGTCAAAGGGTAACATGTTTACAGTTCCGTTGTTTAGAAACCCGAAATAGTACATTGCTACAATTTGTATTTCTAATTCACCAAGGGCGGGTATCTTTGCGTTAATACGGATTGAATCGTAAAGCGCTTGCGTGTCTATTAAAGCTTCTTCGGCAATAATACGGCGCAATGTCTTTGCGATCTTATTACGTGTTTTATAAAGAACGTTAAACGTCCCGTTATTCTTGTATGCCATTTGCTAGAAAGTTAGGTTCGTATGGAAACTCCTCAGTTGTTGCGTGTCCAGCAAATGCGTGTTTTGGGTTCTTTGGTTCTACTAAGTTAGCCCCGAAGTCGTAAAGCTCAGAACTCATAACATCGTAGTGATAGCCTTCTGCGTAGATAGGTTCTTCGATTACTTCCATTCCATCCATTACTGGAGGGGTCAATAGGATGAGACCGATTTCAACAACTGCTTGTACTCCGCTTCCGTATGCTTCGTGTTTTTCTCCGTCAATACCTTCGACCTCGATTAGTATTCCTTTTGCGTAAAGGTCGGCAACTGCTGCCGCCTTGTCTGAATAAGTCAGTTTATATATGCTTGTCATATCGTTGTAAGTTGTGCGAGTTGAGTGTTTGTAAGGCGAGTTTTCCAAAGGGCGGTAGCGTTTACATTGACATTTGACATATTACTAACATCTGCCCCATTAATTTCAAATGCGCTCATTGTTGGAATGTTTCCGCTTGTATCAGTTCCGATAAGCTGGCCGTCTATATAAAATGCAAAATCATTTTGCTTGTAGGCAATAGCGAGTTTATGTCTGCCATTTGAAAGTGTGGATGTTGAAAAAGCGAATTGCTGAACGCCTCCTATGTATGACTCACATACAAAAATATTATTTCCTACTTGATATAAAAAAATAGAGTTCATATAAGCATTTGCTCCCACCGAGTTTGCAATCATAAAAATGAAAAGACTCGCTTGATTAGGTTTGAAAACATCCACAAAAAATGTCCCCTCAGTTTGCCCTATAAGCGAACTAATACCAGTCTTTGAAATAACATCTGCGTTGCGTGTTACACTTGCTGAGGTTGTAGGTATGTAGGAAGTAGGGTAAGCGCCAGCTTCGGCTTGAGCACCATAAACATATATACCACTTGTTCCAGTACCTACAAAACTATTTTGACCCGAATTGTTTATCAAGCCTAATCCAAATGCTTTGTTTCCAGAAGTTCCAACAGTTGTTGCTGATACTCTTATAAAGCCATTAGCGTACTCCTCAACAGTTGCGTTAGTAAAATTAGAAGAAGTGCTTACTACTGACATAGTAGAAATGTTAAAAACAACCCTTCCTCCATCAGAATAATTTTCAATACAGCATCTGCTATATTCTGCCTCTTTAACAAAAAATGATATTGTTGTAGGGCTTGCTAAACCAACTATAAAACGTAATATTCCGTGTTGCGCATTGTTCGTGTTGTCATTCAGCTTTGATGCGTTTACCAATCCGTCTGGACTGATTATAGCTGAAGCAATTATAGAAGCGTCAGTTTTGCTCCAAGCAGCGTTATCAAAAGACGAACTCCAAGTGTAAATATTAGTTCTTTGCGGTTCTACAAGTAAACTTGGACAAGTACCATTTGAGTAGTCAAGTCTTGGGATGTTAAGTCTTGTTTCCGTTTTTTGGTAGTCTTTAGCGGTTGAGCCTTCGACAAGTTGTGCGCCCCAAACATAAAAATCACCAGTTGATGATGTAGCCGCCGCCCTTGCTGCACTTGCTGAATCAATAGCAAAAATATCAATAGCAGCACCAATGCCACTTGTAAAGGACATTGTGCAGCGATACCAACCATCCCCATAGTCTTCAATTTGAGGTGTACAATTAGCGTAAGAGCCTAAAACACCATCTTGTAAATCAAAATTAGCGTAAGGGTCTGAATCATTGCCGATTAAAAATTGTGTATATCTATGCGTTCCTTTCTTCATAAACCAACTCAAAGAGTATGTGCCATTCAATGATACAAGTTGATAAATTAATTTTGTATTGGTTCCTGCATCTAAAGTGAACTTATCCGCAGTTAAAGTGCCATCGGGTGCGGTTGTGTTATTAGCGGTAATAGTTCCATTTATTAAAACCCAAGCCGCATTGCTAAAATCTTGGCTATATTGTGCAAGATTGTAAGGCACTAACTCCACCAAGCCAGCAGAGTTTACTCTTGTTGCGGTGGTCGCTCGTGTTACTGACATATCGCCAGAACCATCGGACGGAATAACGGAATAAAGTTTGCCCTCTTTATATCCGTTTGGCGTTACAATTAAAGAGGCAGTATCTAATAGGCTCATATATCAAATGAATTTAAAGTAATTTCTAAACAAGTTTCGGCTTCGAACACCCCGCCATCGGTGGCTATCCTATCCATAAAAATATCTATAAGGTCAGCGTTCGCTTGTATTTGTAATGCAAGGGCTTGAATCCATGATCCGTTTACGGGCGCAGTTGCTCCGAAGTCCTCGGCTAATGCTTGAATCCATGCTTCGCCTTCTTCTTTGTTTACGTTAAAAAAGTCACAAAGGGCCTCTAGCCAAGTGCCGTTTACCGTTTGGGTTATTCCGTAGTGGTAACATATTGATTGCCACAAGTTCCCGTTTACGTCCGCCGCTTGTAAGTCGTGCGCTATGGTGTGCAGCCATGATTGATTGTAAATAGCCATAACAATATTATTTTAATTAGTCCCCTTGTTTTAGTGGGACGGCGCAGTCGGTCCAATTGTTTACGCAGAAAGTTGCGGACATAACCCACCCCGCCGCGTAGTCTAACAAGTCGTTGTTTAACGGCGTAAAAGTTGGCGTATCTACAAAGTCAAAGTCGTAGTTTGTAGAATTGATAAAGTAGGTAAACAAGTCGTATAGTATTTGCTGGCAGTCGGACAAAATTACGTTAATATTTGCGCGGTCTTTTTGGATTATGTCAAAGCAATAAATGTCTAACACAAAGTCGTTCGTGTTTTCGGTGGCTAAAGCTGACACGGGAACTATAAAAACAATAGGGTATTTCTCGTCTTTAGTAGCGAAGTTAAACATTTGTTCTTGAAAGTCCGAACCAACCTTTTTAACTTGTACATGGTTGTTGTAAAACGTTTCAATTTCGTTAATGAGTGCTTGGTAACTTGTCATAATTCAGACCCTTGTTTAATTTTATTGATTTTACTTTGCGTGTTTGTAATGTCGCTTTCGCTTACAATGGCTTGCACTACTATGTTTTGGTTTGTGCTTACGCTTTGCGGTTGGCCTACCGTGTTTAACTGGTTGCCTTGTCCAAACATTTGAACCGCTGGTGTTAATGGGCTAACGCTTGTAGACGATCCACTAGGCGAACTACCACCGCCACCGCTTACCGTACCGCTAGGGTTTGTAAGAAGTGTTTTTGCTTTAGCTATGTTCGTGGTAATTTGTAGAATACCCGACGCGAATTGTGCAATACCAGCCGCACCCGCTGACACCCCGTTGAAAGGGTTTGACTGCGAGGCCGCAACTAGAGCCGAAATAGCTTTTGCCGTGTCGATACCTATCTGGATCAATGCGCTAGCCTTGTTGAAGTTTTCTAGTTTCTTTTGGTCTTTAATAAAGGCGTTCCCTAGTGCGCCTATGCCGTTTACCACGTCACTGGCTAAAGTTAGTTTAGCGTCGCGTTCGTTTTTAGCGTCTTCAATTTTCTTTAAGCTAGCTTCTTTTTCGTCTTTTGCTACTTTGTCGTTAATAGCTTTAATTTCTGCCGCGCGTTTTTCCTCTATCGCTTTGGTGTCCATGCCGTATTGTTCGGCTAGTGCTATAAGTTCAAAATACTTTGTTTGTACGGCGTCTATTTCGCGTTGTGCGTCCGTCATTTTCAACTGGCGCACTGTTTCCTCAAAGTCTTCTTGTGCTTGTAGTTGTACGTTTTCGTTGTCTTTGATTGCTTTGTTTATGTCCGCTTGTCGTTTTGCGGCAGCGTCCGCTTGCACTTTTGCGCTTGCATCTAGTTCCGCTTGTTTTTGGCTTTCGTATAGCTTAGTAAGTTCGACTTTTTCTTTGCCCGTAAGGTTTTCGTTTTTCTTTACGTCTTCAATTAGGCGTCTATATTTCTCGTTTGTCGTAGCTATTTCGCGTTCGTTCTCGTCGGCGATCAAAGCTATTTCTATGTCCTTAATTGTACGCGCTGCGTCTAGTCTATTCTTAGCGTAGGCCTTTGCGTTTTCCACGCGTTTAGCGTTAGCCTCTTTGTCCTTTTGTTCTTGTTCGGCTGCGTCTTGAATTTCTAGCAATTGGCGTTCTTTACGTCCCTCGCTTAATATCTTTTTTTCAGCAGCAATTTGTTCGCGTAATTTCTTACGGCGTTCTAGGTTGTCTTTAGATGCTATCTTTTGTAGTGCTGCGTATTCCTTTTGTTGGTCACTTAGACGACCTTGCGCCTCTTTGCTTACTGCCTTTGACTTAGCCACCTCTAGATCCGTGGTATCTTTACCCGCTGCCTTTGCTTTGGCTATTTCTATGTCGTATGCGTCACTAACTTTCTCGGCGCGTTTCTTAGAACTTTCGGCAGCCTTTTCGTTAGCCTTCGCCATTTTCTTTGCGTTTTCTTCGGCGGCGTAATTGGTTAAGCCCATTTCATCCGTTAGCTTTTTAAAGCCGTTTATAATAGCGTTTATGGGCGCCATTAATAAATTAAATGCTTTTTCTAGTGCGCCTATTTTTGCTAAGAAGGTAACGAAAGCAATAACTAAACCAGCTATAATTGCAGCTAGTAGAAATAAAGGGTTCGCTAGAATTTGAGCGCCTAGTCTTACAAAGGCCCCGCCTAACGTTTTTACCGTGCTAGTTATGCCTTTAATCGCACCGCTTATTTCCGCTTTGCCTACACCACCCAAAGCCTTACTAAATACCTTTGCTTTTTCGCTTGCGCCCTCAAAGTCTAGGCTAGCTAGGTCGGCTTGTATCATGCCAAAGGAATTGCTTACCGCCTCAAATTTTGAACCCGTGTTAAAGACGCCTACTTGTTCGTTTACGTCTTTAAGTTTGTCCGCTAGTTCACCCGCTTTCTGGGCTAGCTTAGTCATTGTTTCGGGATCTGTTGCGTTAGCTATTTCGCCCTTAACCGCTTTAAGTTCGGCTTTAATAGCAGCAATGCCCGTAAGTTTTAAAGGAATTTGTACTTCATTCATAACTATATTAACCTTTTAGTAAGTGCGAATTTCTAGAGTTGTGTTATTTAATACGTTGTCTTGGTGGCTATGCCCCGAAGTCCTACAAGTAACTACTACTATATTGCCGTCCGTGTTTATGTAGGCGCTTGTAAGGTAGTCATGTTCTACGTTATTAATCATTACATAGGTTGTAAGCGTGTCTAGTGGTAAATCTGCAGCCCCTAAATATTCACCTTGGGCAGTTCTAAACCATCGTACATTGCCTATGTTATTGGCTAATTCTAAGGCCGTAGGCGCAGCCGTTCCGACTTGGGTAAGGTTAGCTATGTAAGACGTTGCTTGCGTGGCTATGCCGTTAATTCTAGGTGTTATAATTCCGTCTTCATTTAGCGTTCTATCGTCGCCAATAACTAAGCCGCGAACACCTGGTGCAATTGTGTTACGCGTGCCGTACACCGCTACGTTTGCACCCTCTAGGATGAGGTTACCAGAGGACATGCGCGACGTGTATACAGATGACAAGGCAACTTGCGTTGTAACGCTAGGCGCGGTTGCACCCGTGTTTGAAATGAAAGGCGCTAGCTCTAGTTCGGTGTCTACGCTTATAAGTTCTACTTTAGTTAGCGTGTCCGCGTTTGCATTGTAGTCCATTACCTTATTGATATTCCACCACGAATTGTCTATGCGGATTTTGTCGTTAAGCTTTAGGCCGTGAATGTCCGCTTCGGTTAACCTAAAGAACGCCGTAAGCATTTTGCCTTCGTTTATCTGGTTAATTGTTCGGCGCCAATATAAATTATATAGGTTGTTATTGGTTAACGTTTGCGGTTGGTAATAGTAAAAGTCGCAAGTCCCAAAGTTTAAGTCGAAACTAGGCGTGTTTGCGTTGTCGAAATGCGTAATGGCTGGGTAAGTAGTGACGCCGTAAGTACCAGTTAACCCGCCGTCGATTAGATCGTAAGAGCCGCAAGGTTGCACCCCGCCGTCGTAAAGTATTCTTAACCCCGTCTTAGGCGTTTGCCCGTCAATCATTGGTACGATTGCACCGAATGTAGTTGAGGTTATTGGCGTAGGGCTAAAGATTAGTTCCTTTGTGTCTATGTCTTTAACGTACTCCGAATTAAAAATGTATTCGAGTTGCCCGTAAACCTCGCGCGTTGTGTCAAAATACAACTGGTTTGCGCTGTCGGTGTCTTGTTTGTAGGTTAAGATTAAGCGCTTGTTTGTTACGTCTGGTAAAAACTCTAGGTTTTGTTCGCGGTCTTTGGCTAGTTTGTTTGTCCAGTCTTTCTCGTCGCCGTTGTCGTAGTATTCGTCGCGGTGTGTTAAGATTATATTGTTCGGTTGTTCTGGGTCTACGTCTGCAAATAGGTTGTACATTGTAAAGATTGACTTAACAAAGTCGCTTTGCTTTATCTTTTGCGGTACGTATTCATTCATGGTAACGAACCCGCCTATCGGTTGGGTGTTACTATTCGGCGTAATTTCTAGTTGAATGTCTGTAATTTCTACTTGAATGGTTACTTGCGCGGGAACGCCAGCAGCAGTTCGCCACGTAGTTAAGCCAAATTGCCAGTTTGATTGTAGACCAACTTGCAAACGTAGAATATCACTAGTCGAAATATAACCCGAGGGGCTAGTTACTACTAGGTTGCTATAAGTTCCAAACACAGAACCGCCAACGGGTATAAATGTGCTAATTGTGGTAGGCGTTAAAAATGCGCTAGCACCTTGCAAAGATGGGCCAACCGCTTTAAGGTACGGCGTAAACGTTCTAGCTTGTGGCACGTATGTAGCCGACTGGCTATTGAATACATAAGGTTGTACTGGTGCGGCCCCGTAATTGAATACGCGTAATTGATACGTAATGGTTGACTTAAATTCGTAGCCTTGCGAAGCCGCGGGGTCGGTGTCTGTTGGTGCAGTGTACAAACCCGACGCTGGCGCAAACAAGCCTTGCGGGTCTTGGTCTTCCGTCCATCCTACAATGTCCTCAACAAAGCCAATAAAGTTGCCGTTCGTTGGTTGGTTAGCGTTTGTATTGTATACGTTGCTAGCAAGAACCTTGTAGTCCGACCAATCTATTTGATTTTCGTCGCCGTTGTAAGGAATTAGCAACTTGTCAAAGCGTGCCGCCGCTTGCGCCGCCCAAGTGTATGTAAAACCAGCGTTTGCAAATATCCTATCGAAGTACGTCTTTGCGTATATTGCGGGTTTAAGTTGGCGAACGTTGTATAGGTTGTCCGTGTCGTAAGGTAACACGTACTTATAGCCGTTGGCTTGCGTGAACGCGTAAGTAGAAATAATGCTACTAGAATTTGAATAGTGGTTAAGGTCGGAAAAGTCTATGTCGGTAAGTTCGGCGTTTGTTATGGCCGTAAATAGTTCCGCTTTCGTGTCTTTTATTAACACTTCGTAGTTAGCAACTTGTTCGTAGGCGTCCGTTGTTTGTGTTTTGTTGACGGCTACCAATTGCAAAATAGCGTCTTCAAGAATTAAAACGTCGTTTTGATATACTTGGCAATGCGTTATTTTGGTTAAGTCAAACGTTCCCGCGTCTATATTGACGTCGTAGTAATGGTTTAAAATACGGTTGTTGTTGTCCGTAGATGGTAGCACAATGGTTTTGGAAAACGTACCCGTGCGTTTTGTAATGTCGCGAATTTCACCCACCGAAAAGGTAAGCGGAACGTTCACGTCTGGGCGTACGTCTAAAATGCCGCCTATAAGTTCCTCGCCACCTAATGATTTTAGGAACGCCGACAAACACGCGGGCGCCTCAAAAGTTCCCCCGTCTGTTATTACTCTATTTTGAAAGCTACCTACTTGGCCGCTTATTGTAGTGCCACCACCTAAAACTATCTTAACCATTTATTACGTCGTTGTTTGAAAGCTTAACTACTATCGTTTGTTTGATTAGGTTTTTGTTACGCTGTTTGAACACCTCGTAACTATTTGTTGTAAGGATTACTGGTACGTATTCCGTACTTGTCACCAGCGGGCCGTCGGGGCAAGTGTAAGTTACGCGCTTCATGTATACTTGCGGGCTTGTGACTAGTTCCTCAAAGTAAGCGGCCATTTCGCCGTTCATCCAATTGGTATTTAGTTCTAGTGTTTTGGTAGCGCTTACTTGAAACGTATTGTAGCCAAATTCGTGGGTATCGTATTTCCATTCCCCGCTAGATACAAAGCCCGTCACGTCTTTGTTGTACTCGTCGCGTTGCACTTCGCCACGTTCGTAGTTCTTGAGTTGAAAAGCAAAGCTAGACATTGAACCCATGCGATCCAAAAACACTAGGTCTACTTCTTCGATGCTTTCGCGGCGGTCTATATTCACGCGGTACTTTGCAGACTTTTGCCCGCTATCGTCGTAATAGAACGTGTAATAGCTTGTGTCGGACTTTATCAAAGGTAAGCTGCCCGACGTTACGGTAAGCGTGCCGAGGTTGTTAGGACCTACGGCAATGCCTAGAATTGAACCCGTGCTAGCGGTGTTTTTATACAATATGTCGCCGTTGCTATTTTCAAACACTATCTTTTTACTAGGTTTGGCTTTAGCGTTTAGCCAAAGGTCTTGACCTAGCGTTGCGTAAAATTCCGTTTGCGGTTGGTTAGTAAGCCAAAGTTTCGTGTTTGTGTTTAGGGTGTACTTGTTTTCGTCGTATGTCGGAAAGTCAGCCCAACGGAAAGCACCGTTAAAGACTTGTTTGCCAAACATTGTAATATCGTAGGTAACTATTTTGCGGTTGTCGGCATAGGTTACCACCCCGTCAATTGCTGCGTTTGTTACGCTAGACCATGACACGCCAATTTCGAACCATGTACCCGACGCGTTTGTAACTACGTGTAAGCCCTCAACAAGTGGGTTTGCCGTGCCGCCGTCCGATTGCACTATGTTTATTTGGTCGCCTATTGAAAAGGTGTTAGTAACGTTCACGCGTACAAAGCCGCCCGAGTTGGTTAGTGAACTAGTGTAGGTAAATTCGGCTAGGTATTCTTCGCCCGTTTGTAGGGTAAAGGGTAGGAAACAATTTGCCGCGTCGTAGTCCGTGTTTACGTTGGGTTCAAAGTTCCATGATAGGTAGCTAGTTAAGAACCTACTTAGGTCAAGTTCGCCGTAGCCGTCCGCTATTCGTGGTAAGACTTTGAAACGTCCTATTCGGGTAGGCCCGTCGTATACGTCAAAAATGTACTTGAACCCGTCTAGGTTTTTGTTCGTTGAGTCTATTAAGAACTTAACGGGGTTGAAAGCGGGGGTGAAGCTTTGGGGTTGTGCTATTGTAGTTTGTGCCATAACTATATTAAAATTCTAGTTCGTGTTAATTTAGAACGCAAAATAGGCGTCGTCGGTAAAGTATTGCCCTTTGATATAGGTTGTCGCGTACCTTACGGCGTCCATAGCATCGTCGAATAGCTTAACGGGTTCATCCGTGATTGTGTCGCCTATCTTTTTCCATTTGTAGTTTTGGTATTCCTTTTCCAAATTCTTGTCGGCTAGGGCAAACACGCCAAAGGTTTTAATGTTGTCGATACCCTTTTTGACGACCTTATTTGCGTTAAGGACGTTGTACCCCGCGTTATTCATTTCGGCAATGATCTCGGGGCGTGCGTAGTCGGCAATTATTTCGGTTTCCTTTTCGACGTCTAGCGATGCCATGCGGTCTATAAGGTTCGAGGTGGTAAGGTAGCTTTCGTATATTACGGGTTCTATGAATATGTCCTTTTCATGCCAGTAAATACGCATTAAAGCGGTGGGGTGATTATACCCAAAGTCTAGCCCGTATACAAATTGCGTGAAGCGTGCGGGGCGGTGTGGTAAAAACGTCCAGTTTGAATATATGTTGGCTTTGCTTATTGCGTGTTCACCTAGCGCATAGATTTGATACAGCGCTTCGTCGGTGCGTTTGAGGTCCTCAATTTGGCGTTTGATGCTATCTGGTAGAAACGGGTTGTCGCGGTACGTGCTTTTGATTAGTACGCTTTCGTCTTTTGGTAGTTCGTAAAGCCAGCTTGTTGAGTCGGACGGGTTATAATCAAAGATTAGCTTTTGTTCGGTACGCATGTTTAGCTGCGTAAAGTCGTCTAGAAAAAGTTCGTTTGCCTCGTTACACCATGCCACGTGCCTTTTTCGGCCCCTTATTTTCTGCTCGTCGTCAACTGAAAAGAATTCGACTATCGAACCATTCGGGAACGTGTATATGTGTTCGCTCATGTTATGGCTAGTCTTGTCGTATATTCCCGCCTCTTTAAGCACTTCTAGAAAGTCGCGCATAGCCGTTGCCCGTAACGCTGGGAAAGTCTTACGAATGATGCTGACAACCTTTTGAGGGTTCTGTAAGCAATACACCATTATAAGCTGGCAAAGGCTGTACGTCTTACTTGAACGGCTGCCCCCTTCGTTAATGATAAAACGCGCCTCGTTATTATAAAGCGCGTCGTAATTCCGTTCAAAAACTATTGTAGACTTGAGATCCATTACTCTAGCTCTTTGGTGTCGGGTCTAATAATTGAAATTTTGATTTCGTTTATGTTTTCGCCGTTGCTGGTTACGTCCGTCTTTTCGGTTAGGTTATTCAAACGTTGAGTTATGGACGGGTTGTACTGGCCAACCATGCCACCTTCAATTTGGTCCTGGCGTATTGCTTTCTTTATACGTTGGCAGACCCCGCAATAATCTTCGTACGCTCCATTGGTATTTCTAAAATAATGGTCAATTGTTACGCCTAGTTCGTACCCGAATACTTCGAAGCCTTCGTACGTTAACGGAACGCGCAGTTTTTCTTGAACTACTTTACCGCTTTGTAAAGCTTTGTCTATTACCCTTGGGTTTGATTGTACTTTGTCCTTGTAGGCTAAAAACATTTCTAATAGCTTTTCTGGTGTTTCTATGTACTTATGCTTTCCCATTATTCGTGTTTTTATAGTGGTCTAAAAATTGGTCTTCGGTTAGTTCTTCTACGCATAGTAGGTTTGGCATGTCTGTTAAGTAGATAATTATATGGTTTTCGTCTTTTCTTAGTTCGACTTCTACGGCGTGGCCTATATGGCTCATGTTTACGCCCATGTCTATAAGATAAAAAGCCATTTACTTTTTGTTTAGTGACTTAACGTATTGCGTTAGGGCCTCGCGTTTGTGCGTTTCCCATACCCTATTACATACAGCGTAACGTTCGAACTTGTCTGGGAAGCTATTTACACTTTCCTCAGCGGCCATGCAACGTTCTAGGTACTTTTCTTTACCCTCTCCTTTAATTGGTTGTGGCATCTTTTCTTCTTTTTCGTGTTTTCTTAACAACTGGCTTCGGTTCTTCAACTGCGTCCGCTTGCGCCACTTCGTGATCAATGCCCGTGTAGCTAATTGTTTGGTTTTCCTTTTCGAATAGGTAGCCCAAACCTAGTGTAGTGTAATACGTGAAGCGCTTAGGGTCTATTTTGTCTACTTCTACTCGGCGTTCGCCTAGGACACTATCGTAAATAATGATTGTTTTGCCCTTGTATTCTTCTTTAATTTTCATCTTTCGTGTTTTTCTATGGTTTCTACTATAATTCCTATGCCGCTCAAAGCAATAAAGCACCCCGTTAAAAACAAAGCGTGTCGGTATTCGCATAGGGCTATTAATACGCCTATTGACATAACAACAATGCCCGCAGCTATTTTATTGGTCTTTTCCATTTCTATAACTATATTCGATTTCCTTAATTCTTTGTTTCAAAGCCTTTATCATGTAGTACGCAGAGGTCCTAGGTATGTCGAAGAACTCGGCCATTTCTCTAGAGGTTTGGCGGCGGTGTTCAAAATACGCCTCGGCTATCCTTTTTTCCACGGGGCTAACCAATTCGTCTAAGTAAATAGCTATGCAAGCTTTGCGTAGGTTTATAAGTTCTTCTATTTTGACCTTATGCTCTATTTCGGTGTCGTTGGGTTCGTCTTTTGCTATGTATTCTTGGCTATACACCTCGTCTTGTTTTCTACTTACCGACGTAGGCCACCATACTTGCATTTTAATTGTGTTAAGTAGGTAGCTTTTTACCGTGTTTTGGTCGGCTTCGTGATCGTCCATGCTAGCAACGTGCAAATATGCGTTGTTTATTATGGTGTCAGCCTTGACCATTATTAAGTCTAGCTTTTTATGGTGGCGTAAACGCGTCAACATATGGTTAGTATATGCCCTAACCTCGTCGTAATTCGCGGTTATATACGCGTCAAGAATTTTTTTGATACCAGACAAGGAACTCATTATAAAAGTTAGTGCGATCCGAAGCGGCGCACAAACATCGGTTGTCATTTTGGCCCGTTACGGCGTTCTTTATCTTTTGCAGCTTTTTAAGGTGCATTTTACTTAGCCGCGTTGGCGTAAGTTGTTCGAGCAATTTGCTAGCCTCTAGTTGTTGAGCCTCTGTAAGCATAGGTCTAAAGCATGAGCGGTTAAACTTATAAGCGTAGCCGTTAAAAAGTCACCAGTTAAAGCCCAACT